GCGGGGTTACGCCGGGCGGATTGGTTAGGACAACATCAGCACAAATTTTGGCGTACGGCGAGTCAGGGTGAAACATGATGCCCTTTTGCATTAGCTCTGCACAGTTCTTGAGCCTGGCTAGTTCATAGTTGAGGCGCTTGTCTGCCAATGCAGCGTCTAGCAATGCCACTTGTTTTTCGGCTGCTTTTTGACACGAACGGATATGACTGCGATCTAGCGGGACTGAGATCGTGGCGGTGATTCCGCCATTGATTGAGAAGTTGGTTTTTTGACCTGTGCGAACAGGTTTATAGAAAAGGACATTGCCCGGATTATCGGGCCTGCCATCTGGGATGGGATTGCCTTCCGGATCAAACGCGCCAACGAGATCGATAGTGTCATAAACCGGCTCGCCATAGTGCGATTCATACGGAGTCGCCCAGCTGGTAGTTGAGCTGAGGAAAGGATTGATGTTGAGCGTTGCACCTTGGCAACTAATCCCTCCGCCGTATGTATTTGTAAATTGGCGGCTTGGCACGACTTGCACAGCCTGATTTGTCACACTTCCGGAGCTATTAGCGACTGGTGCAGCGGTACTTGAAACCTGTGCTTGTGCTGGAGCGGAAAGCAGCAAAAGCGTTGCTATGACTCGCTTCATTGGGTGAAGGTGCTTGTCGTCTCCGTGAGGGATTCGATGTCGGTTTCGCGGTTAATGAGGGTGTGATTAACAAGGCCAGGGCCTTGGAGGGTCTCGACAAATTGAAAGCTAGCGCCTTGATTCACGATGTTCCAGGCTGGCTTGTCAGCGGGGTCAAGGCCAACCCACCGACTTGAGATGCCATTAAGTGTGTTGGTTGTAGTGGTCAAAGCACGAGGTGCGATCTCCCCGTTCACTGGAGCGATGTTCGTTCCAGACACACTGAGTTCATAGCCTGTGCGGTACTCATAGGAGTTGATGACCTCGTTTACTTTGGTCTTGGTTGTTGTCTTGCTGTTCAAGACACCTTGTTGAAAATTTGGGACAACAGGGACGGCTTTAGCTTCTGGGGCGGCAAGAGCTATGACGCAAAGAACGCCCCAAGTGATCCAAATTCCTGTCCACATCACTTGATCGTTAGCTCTTGGATGACTTGTCCGATTGCCTGAGTACCAGCGCCACCAGCTGTGATTGTGAGTGCGCCGTCTGTGGCAATTGTGCCTGCAAGGCTGCCAGCCACACCGCCTGAAGTTGTGGTGGTTTGACCAAGCATTGGGAGTGAACCAACTACTCCGGAGGTGACGGAGGTCGCTGTTGGTGTTGCGTCTCCTTCAATAAATGATTCTGTAAGGCTAAAAGCGTCACCAGCAGTAGTGACGCTGTAATCGGCAGGAGTGTAACCAACAGCGGAACCGGCAGAAAGGGTGCCAAGACCACCAGCAGTGTCCAGATTGATGTTATTGCCAGATATTGAATACGTTGACGGAATCCGCGTCGCGACTGATCCGGCTCCATCGACAGACAGTGAAACGCTGGACTGGATTCTATGGGTGATGTCAGCCTGAGCTGGTAAAGCGGCTGTGAGGGTGATGCCCAATACCAAAAGTGTGCGTTTCATTTTGGCTTGGAGGTGGAGGGTTCTTCCTTAATTGTAGGCTCCTCTTTTTTCTTTCTATTGTTCCCGACTGCTAAGCCAAAGGATGCTGCCGTGCCAGAAAGGATTGAGGCTGGGTAGGTTGGATCGAGCGATTGCTTGAAGACGCCAAGGTAATTGGCGGTCAGGATTGCCATCGACCAGCCAAGCAAAACGATCTTGACGACATCGCCTAGCCGCGAGTTTCCGTCATCCTGTTCTTGGACTTGCGCTTCCTTGGTTTCTGCCATGATGAAGTGAGTGCTTGGGGCGGGTCATGGTTGAAGTCTGGGCCGCCGTTGCTGGCGCGTCAATCACGGTTGCTGGCTTAGGCGCTTCAGGGATTAGTCGTCAGAGTCGTCAAGGTCAGGACTCATTGATTCGACTAACTGCTGCTGTCGATAACCTGGCTGGCCGTTTGGATATTTTGCACAACGACATCAAGACGAAAGACATGGAAGTCTTTGCGAGATTGAACGAACTGGAGCGTTCAGTGGCCAGGCTGGAAGGGCATACAGATAGGCACTAATGTATTGGTGCTATTCAAGGCAGTCCAATGCTTTTGATTCTCAAGCCAATCTTGATGACCGCATGGAAGTCAAGGGCGTTTAAGGAATTGATCGTGGCAATGCTGGAGAAGATTGTTTCCAGGACTGACAACGAGCTGGACGATTTGGCAGTGAAGCACGTTCGTGAAATGCTCTTGCCTGACACAAGAGTTGAAAAATAGGGAGTGTCCGGCATTATCCAACTGACCCTGCTGTTGTTGGGCATGGCCTTTGCTTTGCTGCCGTTTTTTCAATTTTTCCGTGGCACGCCCCATCAATTGGCTGCAATCAAACAGCTTGAGGAGTCCTTGCCGCCGGAATTATTAGAGGAAGACGAAGCTGATTGGTTTCAAGCCTGGAAGGAAAGCGGGTATGACCAGCAGGTCTACATGCCTTACTTCAAACAGCTCGACAACAAGACTGGAACGGGCTATCGCGAGTGCTTTAGCTCAGCAGCTGCGATGGTGGCTGCGTATTACAAGAAGGTTGAAACGGATGATGAATACAACAGGATTCGCGCCAAGTTTGGGGACACCACATCAATAGAGGCTCAGCTGCAAGCCTTGCGAAGCCTTGGTTTGCAGGCTGAGTTCCGAAAAGATGGTGACGCTGACATGGTGGAGCTAGAGATTGAAAATGGGAGGCCAGTCCTTGTGGGTTGGTTGCATCACGGAAACATGCTGCGCGGTGAGTTCCCTTCGTGTAATGGGTATGGCTGCGGACACTGGAGCGTAATCAGTGGTTATGCGGGCAAGAACAGCAACGATCCAGAGTGGATCATGCAAGACCCAAGAGGCTATCCAGAGATGGAGAAGGGCGGGCATAGCAATCCGCATTTGGGGCGTAACGTCCGAGTAAGGCAGGCTGCGTTTTACCAGCGGTGGCAGGTTGAAGGCCCAAGAACAGGCTGGGTGATTTTGGTCGATGAGTAATTTTTATTGGTTGTGGGCATATATCAGTGCTTTTTGGACCACGGTTGTGGTGCAATGCGCTAAGCCAGCGAACTGGGACCAGTGTTCACGGGTCAACGATTGGTTGGTGCCATGGGTGCGAGATGTGACTGAGATGTATCAAAAAGGGGCTTATCACTCCGAGAAGAGCATTTTGAAACAAGCTGAGTAGGATTGCGTTTTGCGGTTTAGGGATGGCAGTTCTGTGTGATTGGGAGATCCGAGCTAGGTGCGAGAAGGGCAAGATGGTCGTCCCATTCTCAGAAGAGCTATTGAATCCAGCGAGTTTGGACTTGAGGCTGGGTGATTATCTGATGGTGGAAAGCATCTATAGCCCTGATCTGGTGCGTATCAACATTGAAGACAGGACAGAGGATGACCCGTTCATGCTTCAGCCCGGCGAGTTTTGCTTGGCTGAGACACTTGAGCTGTTTAACCTGCCCAACGACATCAGCTGTCAATTTGTACTCAAGTCAAGCCGCGCACGATCTGGTCTTAATCACCTGCTTGCTGGCTGGTGCGATCCAGGCTGGCATGGAAGCAAGCTAACGCTCGAATTGAAGAATGAACGGTTGCATCATGCTTTGCCGCTTTGGCCTGGCTTGAAGATCGGTCAGATGGTGTTTCATGCGATGTCTAACGTCCCAATGCACAGCTATGCAGAGACGGGTCATTACAATAATCATCTAACAGTGATGCCAAGTGTGGCGTGAGGGTTCTAGTCGCATGTGAGTACAGCGGTCGTGTCCGTGATGCGTTTCGGCGTCACGGTCATGATGCTTGGAGCTGCGACTTGCTGGAGTGCGAAGTTGATTCGACTTGGCACTATCAGGGTCCAGTCGAAGAAGTTCTTGGACAAAGCTGGGATTTAATGGTTGCCCATCCGCCTTGTACGCATCTCGCAGTAAGTGGCAGCAGGCATTTTCCTGAAAAAATTGCTGATGGCAGGCAGCGACAGGCTCTTGATTTTGTTCGTTTATTGATGAATGCACCGATTGACCGTTGGTGCATTGAAAACCCTGTAAGCGTAATCAGTTCTGCTATCCGACCTCCGGATCAGATCATTCAGCCTTGGGAGTACGGTCATGGCGAGGTAAAGGCCACTTGTTTGTGGCTAAAGAATTTGCCTCGTCTCAAGCCGACCAACTGTGTTGAAGGGCGTGAGCCAAAGGTTCATATGATGCCCCCAGGTCCTGATCGCTGGAAAGAACGCAGTCGAACATTTGAGGGAGTGGCTAATGCTATGGGTGATCAATGGGGAGCAAGCCGTCTTCCTGTTTGCATGGAGCAAAAGTCTTTGTTTGCATGAGCCTGTGGTCGCTGGAGCGCTCTAATGGGCTGGGCAGACTGGATGGTCGTCAACCAAAGTCTTGAAGAGGAGTTGGAGTTGGAACGGAGTGTGCGAGACGTTCAAGGCTGCACTGACGAGAGTGCGCTTAGGGCGTTATGTGTGTCATTGGTGCGGACCAACTGGCACCAAGCCAAGCTGCTTAAGCAAGCAGTGGGTCATATTGGCGAGCTAGATGCGTCAATGCTCTGCTCTGACTGATCAATTTTGGAGCGGCGGTTTTTGGCTCTGCCTTCAAGCCTGGCGTCTACAGCGTCTTGCCATTTTTGCTTGTCGTTGACTAGGGCTTCGCAATAAGCCTGTTCATCAGTATTTTCAGCAAGGTAGTTGTAGACCAGCTGGCGGATCAGAGCTGATGGTTTGACGCCTTGAGCGTCGGCCTCTTGCATAAAGAG